TGAGCCACATCGAGCGGTACGAGGCGCGTTTGTAAACGTCCTGAGCGAGCGACTCGGTAGCCACCGCAAAGGCGTTAAAGACATTAGGACAAGCCATGATATGAAAAATTAACCGACGTTAAACTGACGTTATGGCTGGCCATCCATCCACCACACGGTGGCCGATTATCCAACCTGCTGCATGCGGAGTGTCATTTCCGCTTAGACGGTTTGCCATGGATGACCAATTCGTGGCGTTGCTTAAGGTCGTTACGCGGGATGGAGCGACAGAAACGCTTATCGCGTCAATTAAAATGTGGCATCCATCGGGTTGGCCACCAGCTCCGATTGGATGGCGACGTACGAGCGGTAACCCTTGATCGTCTCGATTCGATGCGGGGCGATGATTATCTCCCGCGCTATCATTCCGCGGTATGTGTACGGACCTGGGAAAGTGCCGGTCATCAGAACGTAAAAGTCGATTGCACTCGTTTTCACGCTGTCCTTCCGAGCGTCCACAAGCAGCTTTCCATTGTCGTACTTGGTCGTTTTGACATCGATGCGATATCCCGGCGGCGGCGGGATTGTCGCGTCGTAGAACGGATGCGGAGGTGGGCGGTCAGTGTCTAGGTCGGGATACACATTGAACAGACGACAGAAAGCAATCTCTCCAGCTATTCCCTCTAAATCCACGGTCAGCGGCGACTCCGCGCTGATTTTGAGATTCGCCACATTGAAATGACGATTGTTTCCGTTGCGATGCTTGGCGACGAAGTGGGCCAGCTTCTGCTCGCAGTAGGTGAGAGTAATAGTTTGACCAATTTCAATTTTATTTAGCATGGTCAAAAAGGCGGAAAATTTTTGAGGGGGGTATCGTAAACGAAGCCCACCCGCAAAGGGGGCTGGCCGGTCGGCGTCCAATGTCTACTTATCCCCTAGAAAAAGCATCCTTTTTTGTCATTAGCTAATCTAATCCGGTCTATTAGACAACTAATGCTGCACAATCACAGTTATGTTTACTTCAAATCGGATTCGTTCGACACGTTCACTTCGAACGACCTGTCAGGCATTGAACCAAGGAGATTGATTGAAACGGAAGCTTGCTCTCCAGTTTCACTCCATCCAAAAACCAAAGCAGACCGCTTTGCGACTGAACCGAGGATCGTTTCCCGAGTCGCCTCATCCTTTATTCCTTCCAACGAATAACCTTCGATGCGTTCAAGCGTCGATGCGGCATCGGCGGCAAGTTTAGACCGGACCAGTGCGGAGAGACTTTCTAGGGAAACACTTTCTTTTGAGGAAACAGTATTCCTCATCTCCCTTCTCACCTTGGTGATTCCTTCCTTGCTCGCCTTGCTTGTCAGTGTCGCGAAATTTAGCTTTAACTCTGCCCCAATCGCCTTCCATGTCTTTCCCGACAGGTAAAGTGCTTTCGCTTGGTTCCATTGGTTCTCTGTCATGCAAGGTACTTTGCTTGGCAAGGTAGCTGTCGGCAACGCCAGTTTTCCGCCAGTTTTCCCCACCCAATAGGCTTCAACCAGGTTGCAAAATATTTTTCACTTTTCTTTTGACTCCTCCTTCGACATGCCGCATTCTCTCCCCGTCATGCAAAACACCGAGTCAATCCCCACCAAGGAAACCCAGCAAATCCTCGTCGCAATCGGCCTTTCGATTGCCACCAAGACATGCCCCACCGTTGAAGTCTGCAACGTCGAAGCCGCTTGCCGCTTCATTCAATCCCGTTTCGACGACGTGGATTGGGATTGGGAGTCAGGCCACGACGACGCCACCATTTTTGGAGATGATCGGCGCATCCCCATTTGCGACGACGACGAGGGCAGCGAGGCGCATTTCACCATTCGATTGATTCAAACCGCCTAAATCCCCATGAAAAACCGCATCAAATCCCTCCTCATTCAAACCGCCACCTACGCTGCAGCCGCCGCCGCCTTTTACTTCATTTTCTTCCGTTCCCAATTCTAAACCTCAACCAATCAAAATCCCATGAATTACCCTGAACAAATCCCCGCCGCTTATTCCGCCGATTCCGCTTTGGAACGCGCCTATCGCCTAGGTTGGAACCACGGCCATGGCATCGCTTGCCATAATGTCCCGTCGATCGGCGACGCCATCGATCGATCGATCGACTGGATTGGACTCGGCAAAACCGTCACGGCGGAAAATATCGCCGAATATCACGAATGCCTTTGCTTCGCCGCCGAATCCGGCTCCCGTGAATATTCCCCATTCGAATTCATCGCCCACGAATTCAACGAAAGCGATGACGCCAGCGAATTATGGGAGGCTTTCGAATCCGGCGTTGCCGATTCGATTCAATTCGATTTGAAAGGCTATTCCTACGCCGAATTGGTTTGATTCCCGATCATCAGGCTATCGGCAACGGTAGCCTGCAATCGGCAATTACGCCGAATCAAAAGCAAATCCCATGAAAGCAAATTGCTACCTTGCACCGCATTCCAAAGTCCGCCGCACGTTCCCCCGTTCCCATGAATCCTCTTTCTACGTTTCCGGCGAATCCCCGGAGCCAATCGTGAAGCTTTACAGCTCGATTGAACCGGGGAAATGCCACGCCGAATTGAGCAACGGCGAGTATCTCACGGTTCCGACAGGCAAAGGATTTATCCTGTCGGCCCATGAAGTAGAAACGTCCGCCATGATCGCCGCCCGATAATTTCAACGCATCAATCCCATGATCCTAATCTCCCGCACCTTTGAAACCGTCACGCCCGAATCTGCCGAATTCGGCGAATCCGACGACGCCGGATTCATTTGCCAATCGGAGCCGGTAACCTTCCGCGAACTGGTCGAATTAATGCGCGCGCATCCAATCCCTTCGTCCTATCCTTGCGACGGTTCCCGTTGGGATTGGCTTTCGTCCTATCCTGAAGAGAACTTCCGCGACTGTTCGAACCGGACCGAATCCCTTCACTTTGACAAGTCGAATCCGCCGTCGCGTGACAAGTACTGGCGGAAGGCTATGCGCGCCGCCGGAATCCGAGTTCGCTGATTCCCCGCGCGGCTTCATGGGAAACCGTGGAGCCTGGCGGCGAATTAATCGCCGAATCAAATCCCATGACCAAGTCCGAAGAGATTCAAATCCTTACCACCGCCGCCGATAGTCTCGGCTCCGACAGCTATTGCGGAGATTGGCTCCGCGAGCAAATCCCATTCATCGAATCCGATATTCGTTCGGACTTCGCGCCGGGAATCCTGGCCTCCGCCTCAATTCAGGATTGCGCGCGCCGTTGCGCGGAAATGCGCGCCGATTCCCTGCGTGAGCGCGACAAGATTATCTTGGATGCGCGCGATGAAGCGGATTTGATTCGCTGTCAGGCGGTACGGTTCAACGAACTGCAACGGGATGAATTGAAGCGAACATTGAAAGCTATCCTTTCCCGAATCGATTGATTCCCCGCGCGAGACTATCGGCAACGGTAGCCTCCGGCGGGTAATCAAGCCCGAATCAAAAGCATAAAATCCAATGAAAACCACCGTTTCAGAACATCAATTCGTCGATTCCTTCCGCGCTTGCGGGAGGGAAAGCCAATTCACGCGCCCCGCTCTTTTCGCTCTGTTCGATTACTTTGAATCTTACGAGGAAGATTGTGGCATTGAAATCGAACTCGACCCGATCGGCATTTGTTGCGATTGGGCGGAATACAAAAGCGCAAAGGCAGCCGCCGATCAATTCCGCAAATCATTCGACAGCGAATCCGAGGCTCTGAATTGGCTTTTGAACCGGACAACCGTCATCGAATTCACCGGCGGCGTCATCATCCAGCAATTCTAAACCGGATTCCTGACCCATCCTCCGCGCGCCATGCGGCAACGCGTGACGCGAAAGGGTAGGCCACAACTGCCTGTCCGTTTTCACGAGCAACAAAAAACAACCTATGCAAAAAATCGAAAACGAAACCGTTCTGTTTGACCTGCCCGATTCCGTCCTGGATCGGTGCGATGGTCCGATATGGGAATCGATGCGAGCGGCTGGATATGACGGTTCCCCGCGCGTGTTTATCAACCATTGGAACTGTTGGGGGATGACTGTTGGTGGGTTTCTTGAGCAGGTGCGGTCGTCTGAAACCGTTTGAAGCATCACAAAAACAAAAACACCCCATGAAAACCCAATTCACCCCCGGCCCTGGCGGACAACCGGGCGTAACGTCCGCGCTGGCGACGCTTTGATTTGCTTTGCCACTGACCATTGGTACGCGGAAGACGATGGTTTTTACGCATTCACCGATCCGGCTGAGAAGCAGGCCAATGCGACGCTCATTTCATGCGCGCCTGATCTTCTGTCCGCGCTTGAACGCCTGGTTCACCCAATGGCCGACGACGGGGATTTGGACTACGCGCGCGAGGTAATCGCCAAGGCGAAAGGCCAGCTATGAAACCGCATAAACACAAACCAAAGCAATCTATCGAACGCTGTTTCGTTGGCCCGGTTGAATCCGACAAACCAAATCCCCGCGCACACGGCTGGGTCGAAGTTGAGCAAGTTTGTCGATGCGGTGCATGGCGACTGGTCAACGTGAACCAGAAGCAAAAGGAAACCGGCTATTGGCAACAGGAGTAAAAACCCGCTAGAAACCTTCCGCGCGAACAAAACTATGCATCCACTCCTCCTCTCCGCTCTGATTCAGATTGAATCCGGCGGCAACGATTATGCGAAAGGCCGTCACGGCGAGCTTGGCGCATTGCAAATCAAACCGATCCTGGTTCGAGATGTTAACCGAATCATGGGAACGCACTACGCGCACAACCAAATGACCAATCGCGCGGTTTCCACGTTCATTGCGCGTTCCTATCTGAATCACTACGGCAAGAATCTGTCGGATGAATCGCTCGCGCGTATCTGGCAAGGTGGGCCAAAAGGTCATCGAAAGACTTCCACGCGCGCGTATTCCAAACGTGTGATGCGCCAGCTTCAATCGATGGACGATGCAAACCGCATTTTCACCGAAACCCATCATTTCACCGCACGGTAAAACAGCACAAACCAATGAAACTAACCATAAGCAGCAAAACCAACGCTCAGACCATCATCGACCTGTTCAACGCCATCATTACCGGCGAAACCGAGGAACATGGAGCCACGCCCATGAGCATTTACGATGACGACAAGCATATCTGCTCCATCGTCGCCGCGAATGGTGAGCAGATTCTGGAACTGATCATCGAGCGCGAGGCTGGCGACAAACTGATGCAGACCTGCGAACCGGAGGACGCGTCGTGAGCAAGGAAACGACGCTCAGCGAACTCATCACGACGCTCGACATTCTGTCGGACAAGCTGCAGTCGCCAATCCTGCTCGAAGCATCTATTCGCCTTGATCAGGTGTCGGATGCTCTCATCAACCTCCAGAACGCGCTTTTCTATGTCCGCGCGTACATCTCGGTCGATCCGACAGGCGAGGGAGAGCGTCGCCGCCAGGAACTCATCGACGACTCGGAATCGATCATCAACCTGATTCGCAACGGAGGACTCTACCCATGAGCAACGACCCAGCATCCTACCTAAGCGGCACCGAACTCCGCGTGTGCCAGCTAATTGCCGAACGCCAGATGCGCGGCATTGCCAAGTACGGCACGACCGTGAGCGACAATCCGCTTCCCCTCCGCGCGTGGCTGCGTCATGCGCTGGAGGAATGTCTCGACCAGGCGATTTATCTCCAACGCGCGATTGAACAGCTAGAGCGCAATGGATTGGTCAGCGAGGAGGAGGTTGGCCAATGAGCCGCAATCTCTTCGCCCCTCCCCGCTTCAAAGTTCAGGTCAGCGGCGCGATTGGCTGGTCCGATCTAAAAGAGCGGGTCATCAGCTATCGAACGCTCGAATACCCCACGCGCAAGGAGGCTGAGTCTGTCGCGCGAGAACTCAACCCCGGCGAGTTCACGCAAGGTCGGATTCGGGTTGTTCCGGTCGAGATGCCGGAGGATTACGATGTGTACCCCACGCCGGAGCGGACCAAGCCATGAGCGAGGACACATGGATACTTCCAAAGCAGTTACACACATTGGCCTGTGCGCTGGATACGGAGGCATTGAGCTTGGACTCAAACGAGCAATCCCAAATTTGCGCTCAATCGCTCTTTGTGAGGTCGAAGCCTTCGCCATTGCGAACCTGGTTGCGAAAATGGAATCGGGATGTCTGGAGCAAGCACCTGTATGGCCGAATCTTAAGACCTTCCCTTGGGAATCGTTTCGCGGATGCGTGGATATCCTCACTGGCGGATACCCTTGCCAGCCCTTTAGCGCGGCTGGAAAGCGACAGGGAGCGGACGACCCGAGACATCTATGGCCATACATCGCAAGAGGAATTCGGATTCTTCAGCCAAGACTCTGCTTCTTTGAGAACGTCGAAGGACATATCAGCCTGGGGCTGTCCGACGTCATCGAAGACTTGGCAGGAATGGGTTATCGAACGACGTGGGGCATATTCAGCGCGGAAGAATGCGGCTCACCGCATCGCAGGAAGCGAATCTTCATCTTGGCCCACCGCATCGGCGCGGGATGGGAAGGATTCACCGGGGGCATGGATGTATGCGGTGACGGATCGGAATCGGGAGGATCAGTTGGCCAGAAAGGTGTATGCGGTCGAGTTTGGCCGGGTCGTCCTAGAGGAGAAAACCGATGCGAATGGGAGCCACCCCGTGTCATCGACATATCGTCTGAATCCAAGATGGGTGGAGACATTGATGGGGATACCCGTTGGATGGGTCATGCCCAGTGGGAAGCCCTATCGGATTACGAACGGCTATGCCACGCGCATGACAGCCGCATCGATGAACTCCGATTGCTCGGTAACGGTGTCGTCCCCGCTACCGCCGATCTAGCGTATCGAACGCTCATGCGAGAACTTGTCGAAAATCCCAGATAACTTTTCCGTTGGCCAATCTGAGCATCCAAAACCATGTCTTTTCGCCGATTCGATTCTAGCGCGCTCATGCCCGAAACCGTCCGTAGAGCCGAAAACGACCTTCCGAACGCTCTACGGGCCGTTTCCGGCGCAAGAAACAGCATTCCTACATGTCGATTGAGCGACACAAACGCGTTCCACACCTTATTCCGAAACGGAAGCGGCACCGCCCCCAAAGGCGGAGCGCAAGCTTTCCGATTTCGGAATAAGCCTCTCCCCTTTTTTAGAAAGGGGAGGCTTATCTTTAGATGAGCTAGGTAGACCAAGGATAACCTGAAAATAACCATTGGTAATTTTCCGTTGACAAGAGGACAAAGTAGAGTTATCTGTTTTCCACCATGAGTTACCTTCCAAATGGTTCGACGCTAAGGGCGACGTTCCGAGAGATGCCGCCGAAGAGGCACAACCTGACCCTCGAAAATTCGGAGTTACTGGCCTACATCGTCGAGACGATTGGCGGCGGCTTGGCCGAGGCGAACCGCGCGTTCAATTCGATGCGGAACGTGAAGAGCCAGGTGCTGGTCTTTGATCGGATCGAACGGGTCTGGCATGGCTGCGATTGGAAACCGTCCGATGAGGAGGCGCAGAAGGATCTTGAATCGCGCAAGCTGTCGGATATCCGCCGTGAAATCGCCCAGCTTTGGAAAGCAATCAATGCCCTGCGTAAGGCCAGGCAGCGAGGCAGGAGGAATCAAAAGCAAGAGAAGGGAAAAGCGGTTGCAACCGAACCGGAACCTGTGGCCGACACATCCATCGACGACCTTCTCGCCAAGTACCGCACCCTTTCCGAAACCAACAGTTCAACCGGCAACTAAACCAGAAAAACTATGACCGACCAGAAGATCGACATCCTATTCGCCAGCATCGAAAAAATGAATCAACGCCTTGGATCGATTGAGGCGATGATCAAGTCGAACAGCCAGAAGATCAGCGACATCGAAGATTTTCTCGAATCCGGCTCCGACGATTCCGATTGCGAAGGCTTCGGCCCGAAACCCGAGCGGCAACCATTCAATCCGAACGCCGAAACGTACACCCTGGAACTCCATCACGGCCCATACACAATCCGACGCGACGACGGCGAATCCGACAAGGAATGGCAACGGCGCAAGGACCATCTCATGGATCAGCGCGTGACGTTCCTCAACGGCAGCGGCGTAAACGGAACACCGGAGCAGGTGGCCTACCTTCAGAGGATCGAAGAACGCCTCGGTCGAAAAATTTTCAAATATCCTCTTGCAACGACTTAAGACGACTGCTAACGTGTCGGAACAATTTTAACAGCGTTCAGGATTACAGCCAGAAGAGAACTCTGGAGAGGGGATTTTGGATTTTCACCCCGATTGAACACTTGAACGCTGTCGATTTCCCACCAATGACCCAGTGCTTTACATCCGCCGAAGCCGCCGACCGCTTGAGGATCTGCAAGGAGACGCTCCTTCGCATGGTCCGTGTGGAGGGTTTCTCTCATCGGCGAGTGGGTCGGAAGGTTCTTTTTACGGAGTCTGATCTGGCCGCGATTCTCGAATCGAAGAGCATGCGCGGTGAGGTCAATCCGTTCGCACGAAAACCAAAAACGACAGTATCGGAGAACACAAACAATGAGCAGCAACAACACATTGACGGTAGTCGCGCCTAACCAGCCTCAATCGCTGGAACAGCCGCAATCAGGACCAGAGTTCTATTCGCAGGCATGCACGTCGCTGGACGCCGTGAAGCAGCTTGGTGACTGGATAGCACACTCAGGAATGTTTGGGGCGACAAAGCCTGAACAAGGTTATGTCCTCGCTCTGGAATGCATCGCCAGCCGGATGACTCCGCTTTCATGGAAGCGCGAGAACCATTTGATCAATGGCAACATCACGATGAAGAGCGAGTCGATGCTCTCCGGGTTGATGAATGCTGGGTGGGATATCGACTGGATTCAGTTCGATGCCCAGGCGGCGATTGCCGACTTCAGCAAGGGTGCGAAAAAGGTTCGGGTGTCATTCACCGCAGATGATGCGAAGGTTGCGGGCCTAATCCCCGCAAAGCCGGGAAGCGGGTGGGCCAAGTTCCCCGCTGAGATGCTCAGAGCGCGGGTCATCAGCAAGGCGACTCGGATGCTCGATCCGCGAATCACGCAGGGTCGATACACGCCCGAGGAGGTGGCAGACTTCAATACCCCATCGACATCCACCACCGCTCCGACTCCAACGCGCCAGACGGTCAATGTGACGCCGGAATCGACCTTCTCGCTCGTCGAGAAGCTGGAGCAAATCCTCGAACCGCATGCGGACATCGCCAATGCGTTCCTGCTCTCGAAGAACCTGATCAAGGAAGGTCAGAACTTCCGCGATGTATCCACCAAGGTGGCCAACATGATCATCAGCGATGCCGATGGTTTCCTTACCAAGGCCAAAGCGTTTTCCAGCCCGACCATCGAATGAGCGACTCAGATTGGAAAGCTCAACGGGCGGAAGCCGATTATTTGCACGACGAAGCTATGCAAGAGCTTCAGGAGCAACTGGATGCGGCCAACGAAAGGTTCCGAAAACTCAATCTGCACACCCTCGATCTGGTCGATCGGATTCGAAGACTAGAAGAGGCCGGTGACAAAATGGCTTACAACCACAATCCGTTTACGTTCCTTGATTGGCAGAAAGCTAAGGAATCGAAACCGTCCAATCCAAGCCCAACCATCGAATGAGCATTCAAAACCGACACGTTAACTGGGACATGCCATCCGAGAAGTATCACGCCGTTGATGCTCTCTCCAAAAGCATGATGTCCAAGATCCTCAAGTCACCGGCGCACTACAAAGCGGCGCTGGATGAGCATCAGGAGCCGAGTAAGGCGATGCAGCTTGGCACCGCGATTCATACCGCCGTTCTCGAACCGCATCTGTACTCGCAGGTTGTCGCCGTGATTCCGCCGGACATCGACCACCGAACCAAAGAGGGCAAAGCGTGGAAGGAGCAGCACAAGAGCCGCATCCATCTGACTCATGCCGAGGACATCGATGTGCAAGGCGTGGCCAACTCTGTTCGTCGGCACCCCTTCTGGGACATCATTCACCTCAACCACAAGATCGAGGCGAGTGTCTTCGCTGAGGACATTGAAACCGGCATCGCTCTCAAAGCGCGTCCCGATCTGTGGGTCGAGGATCATACCCTGGTCGATGTGAAGACGACGGACGACGCATCGCCTGAAGCGTTTAGTCGCACCATCACCTCGTTCGGCTACCACATTCAGGCGGCACATTATCTCGCCATGACCGGAGCCGAGAACTTCGTCTTCGTGGCTGTTGAGCGTAAAGCTCCGTACGCCGTTGGAATCTATCGCCTCGACGCCGAATGGCTTCAGGCCGGTGAGAACATGCGTCGGAAGGCAATCTCGACGCTGCATGAGTGCCGCGCACTGGACAGTTGGCCAGCCTATCCGACGACGACCGTTACCCTTTCATGCCCAAAATGGGTGCTGAATAAATCCGAGAACTAAACCAAAATCGAAACCTACACATTATGTTCCAAGTAAACCGTAAAGAAGCCGCAGGTGGACGCTACATCGACACCGAGGGCGATTTCAGAGTCACGCTCATCAAGGTTGAGGAGAACCTTGATCCGAAGGGCCGCGAGGTCTGCAAGCTCACGTTCCGCACTGAAGATGGTGCGAGCATCTCCGACCGATTCCTGAACCAGGAGAACGTCTGGTGGCGCGTCAATTCGCTCGTCGCTGCGACGAATCACAATGTGCCAGATGGTACTCAAGTTGACTTCCTTGGAGTGAAGGGCAGCTACGCGAACTTCCTGAAGTCGATGATTGGTCTTGAGCTGATCATCACCACGCGATTCGAGGACTACGAATCGAACGGCGAGAAGAAAAAGGCTGTTCGCCTGAAGAACATGAAGCCTATCGCTACGACTCCCGACACCGAGGAGAAGCCGTTCTAATTCATCACGGAGGGGAGCGCATTCCGCGATAACGCTCGTCAATCAACCATAACGCATCCAATTCGCATCCATGAGAGTCAAACTTGTAGCTATCACCAAACCTCTTGTCGGCGACGGTAACCTGACCGCCAGCGACTTCATCACCTACGCCGCCCGCGTCAGCAACCCATCGAACCAGATGAGCTTGCTCACCGCTCCCAAGCTACTGGCCTACTGCATCAAGCACGGCCATTGGAGTATCTTTGAACAGGCCAGCATGACCGTCGAGATTCAGACGAGCCGCGCGATATCAGCGCAGATCATCAGACACCGCTCGTTCTGCTTCCAAGAGTTCAGCCAGCGATATGCGCCATGCGACGAAGCAGAACCTGTCGAACTCCGCACCCAGGATCTGAAGAACCGTCAGGCTAGTGGCGATACCTACGCTCAAGACTGGGCTATGGACGCGATGGCCAAGTCAATCGATCTGGCGTTCAAGACGTACCGCACCCTGCTCCAAGAGGGCGTGAGCCGCGAAACCGCTCGCATGGTCCTGCCGCTCGCCACTCGAACAACTCTCTACATGACCGGAAACATCCGCTCATGGATTCACTATCTTGAGCAGCGTTGCGCTAAAGGTACTCAGCTTGAGCATCGCCGCATCGCCGAGGCCATCCGAGACACGATCTTCGCTGTCGAGTTTCCGCACATTCACAACGCATTGCAGGAGGCGAAATGAGCGACAGCAAGTCAGAGACTGTACGTCTCACGTTCAAAGGGCTGCTGTCCATCTATCTGCCCGAGAAGACGATGATGGAAGTCTACAACGCAACAGAACTGTGCTGCCGCAGGAACAACTGGGGCATCGCAATCGACGAGAGCAACAGTCTGGATTTTGTGCCGATGGTGAAAGTGGAGGAGGCCAAGCCGTGAGCAATACACCGCTAACAGATATGCTGTTGATCTCATGGGATATGGACGTCCCGTCGTATGTCATGACCAGACATGCCAGATTCATTGAACTAAAAC